AGATGTATCGTTCAAGATATTACCTATTGCGTCTCGTTGGTTTAGGCTCAACATATCTGGCTTGCCATCCTCACCGATGATTCGCAAAATCCGTTGGGTATCGTAAATCTTGGGGATTAGGTCAAGAATAATCTTGCCTACATGGGCGATTGAGCGGGTTAAGTTGTCGTAATAGTCGTAGTTTGTCAGGTCAACTTGCTGTTGTTGACCATTCAACGCCTTACCTGAGATGTTGCCTTGACCTAGTTGTGCAGGGTCAAAGATACCCATGATGGCTTTTATATCGTCTGACACCATACCAGCTGCCGCCATAGTTCCCGCAGGCGGTGGCTCTGGTTGCAAGCGTTGTGGAGGTGGCGCTGTTCTGCCCTCAATGTCTGTCTGCTTGTAGCGCAACAGAGGGAATGACTTGATGTTTGCCTGCGCCCAGTCGTTCTCATGACCTTCGTCTTGACCTTCTGCCATCACCCACTTTGCTTTCGGTGCGAGAGCGATAGATTCTGTAATAGAGGTTTGCCAGAAGTTATACATTCTCTGGCTGTCTTTGGCGTAGCGCACCATTCCAAACTTCTTGCGCTTGTCACCGATAACCACATGACGCCCGTAAACAGGAACAATGGGAATGTAACGGCTAGGCCAATCACGTTCTTCTATCACCTCAATAGCGGTCAGTTTTTTGTATTTGATGGTCTTTTTGTAGGATTCACGCTCGTCAATGATTGTGATACCAGCCATATCCAAGCGGTTAAAGAAGTCTTTGTCATCAGCAAAAGTGCTAGAACCATCGCTCAATAGGTATAACTTAGCCTTCTCGCGGACTGTGTAGTAATACTCGGCAAGGCGAATATCCTCTTTGGTAATCCATTCTGACTGACTGTCACCCGTACCGCGTTGGGTAAACGATGTGCCGTCATCTTGGTTAGGGTATAGCGACCTAAATACCTCTTTGCTCATCATTGTGGTGATTAAGCACTTTTCAGCATCTGAGCCGTCAGGCAATATGCTGTTGGGGTCAAAATAGACTGTAAACGGGTTGTCTACTGGGTCTATGAAGATTTCTTGGTCAAAAGAATCTTCGCTTATGTAGTCTGTGCGGACACGCATAAAGCCCCAACCCATGCGTACAGCATAGTCAAAGGCGTTGTCATAAGCGTGGTCTGCGTTACTGTTGACCTCAATGTGGCGAATAATGCCTTGAATGTCTTGCGCTTCCACCATTTGCTCATGCGTATTAGTCGCGTGAACTTTAATGCGTGGGCGTTGCTGGCGTTGCTGGTTGGCAACCTGACGGCAATAACCATCTAGTTTGTTAATGGTCAGAACTGGGCGTGATTCCAGATTACGGCTGTTCTGCAACTCGACTGGCCATTGGTCACCAGAGACAAACTTTAAATCTTCTAACGCCTCTTGGCGATTCATCGTGTCTGCGTCATTGCAGAATTTGAGGAATTGAACTGCCTCTGTAATTACTGGGTCAAAGTCATCCATATTTATCCCATCCAACTGTTAGGCGAGCCGTAATTCTGTGTCTGAACTTTACGCCTTGGCTTTGGCTCGTTAATCATTAGCCCGATGTATCTAAACGCATCTGCGCCATGTGAATACTGGTCGTGCAACGGATTACGGCTAAATTGACCCGTCTCAGGGTCTACCTCATAGCGGTAATGTCTAAGGCATTGTAAACCATCGTAGCAATTTTCTCTATCAAACCAACAGTTTCGGAATATCGTTCTGGCAGCGTTGATGCTGTCGGCTATCGGTGTGCGCTCAATAATGCGTGTCTTGTAACCAGCTGCTCTTACGATTTCCTCGATTGACTTGCCGTTGCTTGCCAAGGTTTTGTTCTGTGCATCGTGCGGTAGCCACAGCGTGTCATACATATAGCCGTAGGTCTGCATTAAGGCTAAGTAATGGCTGATTGTCTTTTGGCTATCTTCGTGGTAGCGAATTAGCCTAGTTTCCATGCCCACAAACTGCAAGAACCAGATTGCTGTGCTATCTGCCCATCCAAGGTCAAAGATGGCATGTACGGGCTTTGTAGGGTCGTAATTGACCTTTGTAATGCGCCCGTCTAGTTCTGCCACTTGCATCTCATTGGCAAAGATAGCGCCATCTACTGTTAGTCGGCATAAACCCTCCCAGACTGTTTGGTAAGAAGATGGGTCGCGGCTTTTGAGCGCGTCTTTCTCTAGCGCCAGCACTTCGGGAAACCAAGGGTTGTCGTTCCAGTTAATCTTTTGAACCACCGCGCCCTCTGGTGGTCTAAGCACAAAACGCTGATAGGTTTCGTCTGATTCCAACTCTGGGTTGAAAGTTACCCATATCTCCGAGCCTTCCTTGCGGATGGTTGGGATTAGCGTATTCCACGACATACGGCTAACTGTTTGGGCTTCTTCTACCCAGCAAATATCTATGCCCTCGTATGACTTTACATTGGCCACATTGTTCTTAAGCCCTACAAACGCAAACTCTGACCCGTTTTTGCCGCGGATGCTGTTTTGGGTTATCTCGTAAATGCTGTGCATATTCATCAACTCAATTTGGTCGCAAAGCAGCTTGTGAACCGAATCTTTGATTGATGTTTGATATTCCCTAGCGCACAACACTCGGATAGGGCTTCGCGCCCCAAGGATTAACAGGGCTTTGGCTGCCGAATGTGACTTGCCTGCACCTCTGCCCCCGTAGTAAATTTTATAACGCGCCTGGTCAAACAGGCTTGCCATCTTTACGGGAAACTGAGCGTTGGTGTCACTCATTAGGCTTTACAAAAGATACAGTAATGCCAGTTAACGGCTCACCATCTGCGCCTGTAACTTCATGTTTTTGAGTTTCTGACCATTTCATCTGGGTTTTAGTCCACCAGATTAGACTTGTCGTATCGCCAGCCGTTGCTTTCTGAAACAAAGTGCCAGCAATCTGCCTATTAGCCTTGGCTTTGCCTATGTCTAACTCAGCCCTGTAATGCTTTCTTAGTGTTTTATCGTCTATTCCCACTAACACACCAATAGATTCATGCGGCAAGCCTAACCCACTACTGGTCTCCACCAGTTTGCGGGTTTCTTGTGTAGGTTCGTGCAAAATCATTTTATAAAGGGGAAATGTTAGACAAATTATAGTTTTTGTAGGTCACCGCTAACAATCTCAGGTACAGCGTGCTTCCATTTAACCATGTGGTGTAACCTTTTGTTTGTTACGCCCATTTGTGCAATCTTCACACAACTTGGAGCATACATTACGGAATAGAAACTTTTTACGTATGTTCCTAAATCTAGGTAAATGTCTGTCAGCCCACCAGCGTTGGCTTGTGTCGTTACTTGTTCCAGCCTAATCCTTGGTACTGTTATAAATAGTTTGCCAAGGTTACCTAACCCTACATAAGCGTTTACATCTTCGTTGATTCTGCCCATGAATTTAAACGGCTTTGCTGTATTCATAAAAAAAGCATTCATGGCTTTACGGGCGAATTTGCCTTGTGAGCCTAGTTTTGCCACTTTTGAGCCGGGTCCGCCAATAAAGTCACCGCCTTGGGACATACAGACAGAATCCGCTTGGCTTTCCACTAGAAATTCCACCATAGCGTCACAGATAGCATCTAAGTTGTTTAATTTGCGGTGCTGGGTAATGTAATTGCCATTGTTATCAAAAGTATTGTAAAAATGCCCATAGTCATCATCCAACTGTAAAAAGTAGTCGATTCCTAATTCCTTGGCTATTACAAAGTTCCAGTTCCTAGCGTAAACCACAGAGTTGCGTTTACCAAAGTTATCACCGCTGTCTGTGTAATCTATCGCTTTTTGTTTGTTAAATACGATAACTTGCTTGCCGTAAATCTTCTTGTATTCTTCGGCTTGTTTGTCTTCATCGTCAATCATTAGGTAAATTTTGCCCGTGTAGCCTTGCTTTTTAAGCGTGGCGTAAGTTATGACGTTGTTTGCCCTACCATGAGTAAGGATAAAGACAGCAAATTTATTCTTCATTGTCTTCGTCATAGATGTCATCCAATTTCTTGGATAGGTTTACCCAACCGTTGGTTATGGCGTTATCTAAGTCGACAATTACCAAGGCAGAATCTTCCATTAGTTGTTGTACGGGTCGCTCAGAATGGGCGTAATAGTCAGCAATTAGTTGGAAATTAAGCACTACATGCCTACCAGCAGTTAACATTAGAAAGTCTTTTTCGACTTGCGGTAGTTTAGAAGCCTTAATTTTGTCAATTAAGTCAAAAGCCTTAGAGTCATCATATAAGTCTTTAACATTTGGCTTGATTTCGGATGGTTCGTATGTAGGTATGTCCACTTTTTGGGTGTACATGTTTTCTTCATCTTCGTTTTCATCCAATAAATTGGTTAGAAATTCATCGTCAAAAGCCAAAATATCCAAGTCAAAAGACAAATCTTTTAAGTTTTCCAGTTCAATCTTTAGTAAAGCCTCATCCCAATCAGCGTTTAAAGCCAAGTTGTTATCGGCAATTACATAAGCCTTTTTCTGGCTTTCTGATAAGTCGGACAGTTCAATAGTAGGCACTTCAATCATTCCTAACTTACGTGCCGCCATAAGTCTGCCATGACCAGCAATAATGCCGTTGTCCCCGTCTACCAATATTGGGTTAGTCCAGCCAAATTCTTTAATGCTTGCCGCTATCTGAGCTACTTGTTTGTCAGAGTGCTTACGGCTGTTGTTTACATAAGGAATTAGTTCTGCAACTTGTTTTTGAGTAATTTT